AATGCCCCAGCATGCTGGACACCGTTTTCACGTCCACGCCGTTCTGGAGGGCCAGAGTCGCGAAGGTGTGACGGAGATCAGCCGCTGTCAAGTAAGGACTAAGAAAAACCTTTATATTTTTGTATTTGCACGGAATATATCAGGTGTTAGAATACTCGTCCAAATAATTTAGAGAAATATCCAGCCTTCCATCCGGCCAGATTGTCACGCGCTCAAGCAAGTCAATCGCAATCTCGCTTGTCAGTTCATCCAGTTGCGTGTATTTGCCATAACTCTCGATAAAGCGGTTGTGTTCCGACTTTGCAGCAAAAATGCGCCGCTTTATGGATTCCGTTTTTTCAAAGATTTCTTTAAGCCGTTGTTGTAAGGCAGCTTTTTTTGTTATGTACATTTCCCGGTTTAGCTTTCCATCAATAAAAGCCTCATACAATTTTTGGGTTTGCTCATTGAGCTGATTTTGCTGCATTTGAAAACTGCGTAGTTCTTCCTGTATCAACCGGATACGCGACTCATCCTGTTTTCGACGGGCTTCCAGAATATGTTCCGCTTCCACCGCGCAGTGTGCCTGCATTCGGATTGCCTCTGTCACCGCGTCCAGAATTTCCTGCTCATAGATTTTTTCTCGGCAGCATTCCGCATCAGGCAAGCTGTTTCGGGTATCGCAGCGATAATAGGGTGCCTTTTTCGCTCTCCGGACAATCGCCATTCCGCAGACACCGCAATACACTTTTCGATGCAGCGGATAATCTTGTTTGACATGTCCGTTTGTCTGCCTGAATTCGCCTCCAAGCTGCTCCTGCGCTTTTTGAAATAATTCTTTGGAAATAATCGGCTCATGGCGGTTATCGACGACAATCCAATCATCCAAATTGACTTTCACCTGGCGGTGGACGCCGATCTGATCTCGGACACGTTTGCCATAAACGAAGCTCCCGATATATTGTCGGTCACGGATGATCCAGGAAACCATTTTCCGGCTCCAAAAGTTTTCGCCCGACCAGTTCGCGTGCGCGCTGGAAGTACCGGCCTTGTTTGCTGATGGCGTGGGGGCGTGTTCCGCATTGAGGACCTGCGCGACCTTCGCCGTTGAGTTTCCTTCCGCAACCATACAGAAGATTCGCTTTACAACGTCTGCCGCCACAGGGGCTATCATCAGGTGATGCTTGTCATTCGGGTCTTTGACATACCCATATGGGGCAACCGGGTTAATATATACGCCGCGCTCCGCAAGATTTTTCTTTGCGCTTCGCACTTTTCTGGAAAGATCGCGGCTGTACAGATCATAAATCAAAGTACGGAACGATGTGTCCAGGCTGTCAAGGTCGCCTTTGCGCTGGCTGTCAAATCTGTCGTTGACAGAGATAAAGCGAACGCCGAGAAATGGAAACACACGGGAAATATAGTTGCCGACTGTGATGTAATCCCTTCCGAAACGGGACAGGTCTTTTACAACAATACACTGTATGCCGCCGTTCCGTGCCGCCTCAATTAACCGCTTCATGCCGGGTCGATCAAAGTTCTTTCCACTATAACCATCGTCGCAAAACTCCATGATTTCAGCGCCGCAAAGCTCCGGAGAGGTGCAGATATAATCGACCAGCATACTCCGCTGATTGGTGATGCTTTCGGATTCCAGCTTGTCGCTGCTTGAGAGATCGCCGTCCTCAAGAGACAGACGGATATAGATTGCAACCGTCATACCGCCGCCTCCGCTATAAAATGCGTCAGCGCCTCAAATTCGTCCTGATAGTTAAATGTGATATGCAGTTCGCTGTTATCGCTAACTTCAATTCTTGTAATCAGGGCATGAATCAGTTCTTCTGGCAAGCCCTCAATGCTTTGAAATTTTCTTATTTCCGCAAACATGGGATTGACCGGGGAGCACCGCTCCAGTTCCTTATGCTGCCGTTTCAAGGTGTCCAGATGTTCCGCACATTCATCGCAAAGTGTCCGATAATTTCTCTTCATGGCGGTATATTCCTGACGGGTGACGATACCGTCCACAAGACTCTGATACAGGCCGTCGTACAGCGCCTGGCTGCGCGTCAGTTCACGCTCCGCCGCCGTAATCTGTGATTCCAACGTATGCTTTCTGGCTGCGTATTCCGCTTCCCATATCACCTTTACACGCTTTTCGAGATCGGTCACGGCGTCAATGTGACGGCGTATGGCTGTTCCGACAATCTCTAACAGTTCCCGTTCCTTCAGGTTCTTTGGTGAGCAGGCGGAGGACTTATTCAGAGAGGTCAGGCAAAGATAGCTATAGTAATACACCTTTTTCCCTTGCCAGTTGGAATAGACTTGGCGGCGGGACAGAGCCTTACCGCAGTCCGCGCAGTAGACAAGTCTACTAAACATATTGGGCGTCTTTACACCACCGCTGTTTTCCAGTGAGGCAAAGTAGGCTTCCGACCGCTCTTTTGAAAGCTCCTGCGCAGATCGGAAAATCTGTTCGTCAATGATCGCCTCATGCGCGTTTTTGGTGATTCGCCATTCGTCGGACGGTGCGTACCGCTCCTTTCGGGCCTGCTTATAAGACTGCTGTGTCCGCTTGCCTTGCACCAGATGGCCGAGGTAAACCTCATTTTGTAGAATTTCTTTGACATTCCAAGGTGTCCAGAGCGTATCGCGGTATTTTTCATTCCGCGAGAGGCCGACACGATACAGGTAAGCGGACGGAGACAGAACGCCGCGTTCGTTGAGCTTCCGCACGATGCCGGTGTAACCCATGCCCGTCAAGCGCATCGTGAATATCTCCCGCACAACCGACGCGGTATCCTCGTTAATTTCCAGATGATGCCGGTCGGTTTCGCTTTTTTTGTAGCCGTAGGGTGCCCATACGCCGATAAACTCGCCGCGTTTTTCCTTGGAGGCGATGGCGCTGGATATTTTCTGTGAGATATCCCGGCTGTACGTCTCATTCATCAGGTTTTTCAGCGGGACGATAAAGCCGTATTCATTCCGCTCAGCGGTCAGTGTATCGAAATTATCGTTGATGGCAATAAACCGGACGTTCAGGAATGGAAAGATACGCTCCAAATAGTTTCCGGTTTCCTTATAGTTGCGTCCGAACCGGGATAAATCCTTGACCACGATGCAGTCGATTTCGCCGTGTCGGACGCGCTCCATGAGCCTTTCAAACTCCGGACGCTCGAAATTGGTGCCGGTGTGTCCATTGTCGCACCATAAGCCCACAAGCGTGAGTGAAGGTATATTTTCTATGTAATTGGTAATGAGACGTTTCTGGCTCTCCAGCGTATCCGCGCCCGGCCTGCCGCCATCCTCTATGGAAAGCCGGACATAGCCCACCGTGCGATAGGTTTTTCCTGCCGAAGCCGGAGCAGCGGCTTCAGGTCGGATGGGGTTGATCTTGCGTTTCGTCCGTGCCATTTATACAGCCTCCTTTGCCGCACGGCTGAGAATAACAAGCTGCCAGTCGAATTCGTCCTGCCAGCGATAACAAATCTCGACGCATTTATCGTCATGGACAAGAATGCGGTCCACAAGGGAAACAACGGCGCTCCGGTCAAGCTCTGTAAGATTTTCATACTTCCGGAAATGCTCCATCCATGCTTTTACCGAACCGCCCTTTTCACGCAGTTCCGTGAGGGCGTCCTGTAAAGCGTTCATCTGGCGCTCCGCTTCCTCCGCGCGGAAGGAGTAGTTCTGTTTGAGCCGCGCGTATTCGTCCCGTGTGATGATATTGTCAGCCAGATTCTCGTAAAGCGACATAAGTAGCTTGTTAAGCCGTTCCAGCTCCGAGCGCTTAACATCAACCTGACGCTGGAGCTTTTGCGCCTCGGCAGTTTGCAGCGGCACGGTATCTGGCATGGCAAGCAGCGTATCCATGTCGATGACTTCCCGGATATACCGTTGCAGGGTGGTGAGTACGATTTCTTCCAGTTCTTTGTCGCGGATCGCGTGAGAGGAACAGGACTTATCCTGCTTGTTCGCGGAGCAGACGTAGTAAACATACTTTTTCTCGCCGGACGGCACGGTTTTCCGCACCATGCTCGCGCCGCATTCGCCGCAGAATACCATGCCGGAAAAGAGGTAGACTGTTTCATCTTCTATCCCGCGCCGGGTATCCATTGAAAGCACCTTCTGCACGGTGTCGAAGTCGGCACGACTGATGATTGCTTCATGGTTGTCCGGAATGATCGACCACTCGTTTTCAGGCTTGGAGATGCGCTTATGTACCTTGTAGCTTGGCGTCGTTTCCTTGCCCTGTGTCAGAACGCCGGTATAGACAGGATTTTTGAGGATTCGCAGCACATTCCCCGCAGACCATGCCGCCCTCGCGTTTGTCTGAAACGGCGTAGTATAATTCATGCCGAGGGATTTTTTGTACTCCAACGGAGAAAGAATGCCGCCATCGTTCAGCCTGACCGCGATATCCTGGGGGCTTACGCCCTCCAGCTTCCATTTGAAAATATCCCGCACAATATCGGCTGCGTAGTTATCCACGACGAGGCGGTTTTTATTCTCAGTGTCCTTCATGTAGCCGTAAACTGCAAACGCGCCGATGAACTGGCCGCGCTTGCGGTTGATATCGAGCTGGCTGCGGATTTTCACGGATATATCTCGGCAATAGGCTTCGTTTATGAGATTCTTGAACGGCACAATAAGATCATCGGAGGCGCTTCTGCCCTTAAAGCTGTCATAATTATCGTTTATTGCAATAAAGCGGACGCCGAGAAACGGAAACACCTTTTCAATGTACTCACCGGCATCGAGATAGTTTCGCCCGAAACGGGAGAGGTCCTTTACGACGATGCAGTTGGTCTTGCCAGCCTTAACATCCTCCAGCATGGCCTTAAAAGCAGGACGCTCAAAGGTTGAGCCGGAGAAACCGTCGTCTACACGGACGTTGTACTCGCGCAGCTCCGGGTACGCTTTCAGATAGTCGCGCAAAAGCTCGCGCTGGCCGGTGATGCTGTTCGATTCCTCTTTATCCCCATCCTCACGGGAAAGCCGAAGGTACAGTGTCGCATTCCAGATTTGTGTGATTTCGTTGTTCATAGATGCCACTCCTTTGTCCATCGTTTTCATTACCCGGACAGGAGGGCGTCGATTTAGTCCTGACTGTATTTTATTGAATTGTGCCGTTCCTGTCGAGGATGTCACACTTTCGAGGCAATATATGAGGCCAGCCTGTCCTCCAGGGTAACGCCGGTATCTGAGAAGCTGACCTTGACCACATATTTTCCGTGACGGTAACAGTAGGGGTTTCCGATCTGCCGAATATAGTCCGCGATCCGCTCCGCTTTGGGAAGCGAAGCGTCGATACAGACGCTTTCAATGTCCCGCAGGCTTTCCCGGTCGACGGCGCGGGGATCAATGCCTTTCATCTGCTCCATTGACAATGCGTTCATGTAAAACGCTCCTTTCATAGTTAGTTCTCTCAAAACCACTACAATAGGCTGGCAGTAATAAGGTTTAGGTGATTTACATCGAAAAGATACACCGCCAGCCCATGACTACTGATTTTGAGACTGTTTCGCCTATTTGCCACGCGCCCCGGCGAAAAGATTCTTACGAATCTTGGGGATATTGCAGGCCGCTACTGGCGTAGCTGTCATAACTCTACGATACCGCTGCTTGTAAGGCCGGCGAATATCGAAGGGCTCCCCCTCAAGTCTGTGGGAGGTCGTGAGAAAGTTTCATTATCCCCCGCGCTGTCATCGCGCCCGATTTTCCAAACCGGGTCTAAGGCCAAACGCTTCTCGCTCGGACAGCTTGTCCCGGATCACCTCCTGGAGCGGTCGTCTTGGCGGCGCGCCTTATGTCGCTGGCCTTCCGGCCACGCGGGTTTTGTACCTGCAATACCGTATATTTAATTTTCAAAGGTCAGTAAAAGGGGAAAAAATTTCCCTTTCACTTATCGCGGCAAAAACGGGGTTTTTGCACCCTATTTTCTCAAAAAATTTTTCAATTTTTTCTTGGCAAGCGCAATAGCCTTAGATATATTCTGGTGAGCTACGTTTTCCGCGTTGGCAATCTGCTCCACGGTTAAGCCGTCTACACAATAGAGCCATAGCCGCCTGCGCTGCGTAACGGTGAGGCAAGTATCAAAGCCGGTCATAAGCAGACGGCGTAATTCCTCACGCTCACGTTCGCGCTGACGGTTTATGAATTCGTCTTCGACCGATCCCACTGCTGCGGCTTCATCAGACAGACCATCCAGCGAAAGCGTATTGTCGGACTGCAAATGGCGCTCCTTTTCTGCTCCGTGATAATCTTTGTCCGACCAGTCTTTCCAGCGCCGGAATTCTTCCTCGCTGGCAAAAACCTCGCAAGTAAGCCGTATGATACGACCGTCCGCATCCTCGTATACGATAGCTTCCTTATCTTTCTTGTTGAGTACGAATACGTTTTTGCACTCAAACATTCGTATGTACCTCCGTTCAGATTTTCTGTAATGAGCAATCTGAACGAAGGGCGGCGGACTTCGGCAATGTGGAGGCACATCGCCTGTATATACAAAAACGCGCCTGCAAGACGGCAACATAAGCCGAAATGCAGGCACGTTTATTGTTTCATCTAATTCATGGATTGACAGTTCATAGAAATGGCCACAGTAACCCGTATTACAGCAAAGGCTTTTTTTGACGGGCTACCAATTAAAGCGATTTGTAGGAGATAGATGTCCGCTTCATCACGCCCGGCCGCTGCGGAGCAGCGGTAGCCTGGATGTCAAGACAAAGCGAATACACATAAAAAGCCCTCCAATCCAAAACTCGGGCTTGGAGGGAATGGGCGTGTTTCTAGCCCCCGTCAAGACCTCGTTTTTTTTATTGGCGGGATTTTAAATATACTCAGTTCATATGGCAGAGACCCGTCAGTTCATGTAGAGTTGAACACTCATGCCATTACCAGCATGGCATAAATGAGTAATATTATAGAGGGAGGTGACCTGATGGTGCAGAATAATCCTGACAAGCTTGGCGATGTAATCAAAACGGCACGGCAGAAAGCCAATATCACCGTAGAAGCGTTAGCAGAAAAGGTTGATAAGACCGAACGTTACATATACCGCATTGAAAATGAGGGAAAGAAACCGAGCTATGATGTTCTTTTTAAGCTTATCCGTGAATTGGCAATTCCATCGGACTCGATTTTCTGGCCTGATAAGCAGGTCAAGGATTCCCAGATGGAAGATCTCATTCGTATGCTCTACAACTGCGATGAACGGTCTTTGGCAATCATCAAGGCAACAGTGAAAGCCGCGCTGGAAAGTCAAGATAAATAGTCACGCAATGCTTGAACGACTGGTGACCGTCTTTGGGGTAGAATTTAGTCCTGGCCATTTTATCAATAATTAAAAAATACGTCCTAATTCTGCAAAAAAGACAGACTTAGGACGCATTTTTTGCAACCAGACTATCATAGCGCTCAAAAGCGCCTTAGATCCTCAGCTTTGCGTCCCTGCCTTTAGACAGGTTTGCTCATATAAATAATATTCAGTTAACGTACTTACATATATAGCGAGCTTTATTGAGTATTAGATATGGGGCCATTTATCACTGCGGTCGTTTGGCCACCCTTGTCATATTGGAAGGCAGCCGTGCGGATCAAGTTATTTTGGCGTCATAATTGGCGGTATCGCAATCGAGCGAGCGCAAAGATATATATCTATCTCTATTGTGCTATTAATATTTACAGAGCAACCCTAAGTGTCACAATCAAATTTCGTGTACTTACGCTTGAATAGGATACCGAGCGTATTGGGCCCACAATGGTTCGCAACCGTGCATCCCGTTTGGGTTTCAATGATCTCGTCAAAATGGGCAGCATATTGTCGAATGACCTCTTTTACTTTTGCAACGGTCTGCGCGGAACACATGGGATGCGTGATAAAGACCCTGCTACAGTCGATGTCCTGCTTGATATACAGCCTATCTTTTACATAGTGTTCAAGACAGGTCTCAAAGCTGCCCCTGTATTTTTTCCCGACCTTCATTTTCCCGTCAATGACTTCAATGCACGGTTTTATCTGAAGCAATTTTGCTCCGATAGCTTCAAGCCCCGAACAGCGCCCGCCCTTATGTAAATAATCCAAACGATCAATCACAAAGCTTGCATCCACCCGGGTAATCGTTTCCTCCAGCCTACGGCAAATTTCCTTCGGTTCCACGCCGTCCTTTGCCATTGATGCGGCGTCATAAACGATATGCCCACTTCCGCTAGAAAGATTGCGCGAGTCAATCACATAAACATTTGCAAAGTTCTGTGCGGCCTGAGTCGCGTTCTGATAACAGGAGGAAAAACCAGATCCGATGCAAATATGGATAACCGCCTCGTTTTTCGGTGAAAACTCTGAAAAGAAATGCTCATATTCATAAACATTCACGGCTGCGGTCTTGCATGTTTTTCATTTCTCGTCCACATATCTGAATATGTCCGCAGGCGTGATGTTCACGCCGTCCCGAAATGCTTTGTCATCCACAAGAATGCATAGTGGCATCAACGTAATGCCCCTATCGATTAAAATCTCCGGAGAGAGGTCACAGGTACTGTCCGCAGTTATTTTAATCATGTTCGTTACACCTCTTTTGATCGGTTTTTTTCGAGTACCTCAACTTTCTCTTCATCAGGTATATATTCCAATATTTCTCCGGGCTGACAGTCCAAGGTTTTGCAAATTATATCCAAAGAAGAAAAACTAATCAGTTTGGTCCTGTTTGATTTTAGGGCTGAAAGATTAGACCTTGTAACGCCGGCCTTTTTCGCAAACACAGAAAAGGGTATATTTTTTCGCATTAGTATGCTTTCAAGCGTTACAGCGATGGGCATGTCAACCGCACTCCTTTAAATAATCCACCAGGCAGAATCAACCGTTTTTATCCGTAGTCAACACTATGCTTCTAAGTTTTTGCCACGCATCGTTATATCTTAAAGACTTCAATTTTGGAAAGGCGCGGGCAAGCCTGGTATCCTGGAATCTATTGAGATTTATCAGCTTTTTGATTCGCTCGTTATAAAACTCGCTTTCCTCAAATTTGTCA